GCTACGCCACGGAGAACGTGGTAGAGCCGACACCCGAGGAGCTCGAGGCGCTGCGCCCCCTGGTGGGCACGCTGGCCTCAGCGATGGTCGCGGTGTATCGCCCGGATGGCGATGCCGTGACCGAGACGAGCGCAGGGGACGCAAGCGAGTGAGCCCGACCGCCCCCCTCGCCGCTTGCCTGACGCCCCGATGCCCTGGCCGCGCCATGTTCCGGGGCTACTGCGAGCGGCACAAGCGGTCAGAGGCTGAACGCGGCTACGGCAGGGCACACATCGTGGATCGCACGGTCCACCGGCTCGGGGCGACGTGCGAGCGGTGTGGATGCAGCGAGAACCTCCAGCGCGACCATCGGATCCCCGCGTCGATGGGTGGCGACGACAGCCCGGCGAACAAGCGATGGCTGTGCCGGGCGTGCCATTCAGCGGTCGGCGTGCGGAGTGATCGGATTATGCAGTCATGACGCATAACGACGGCCTGATGCATAGAACGGCGCCCCAGGGGGGTATGCCGGGTCGAAAGTTGGGCCGTTTGGTGGCCTCCAGCACCCGCGCGCGCCTTTTCACTCGACCGCAGGTATCCCGGAGCGCGTCTTCTATGCACTCGGGCCAGTTCTATGCAGAGCGCGAGTGGATGCGATGACGACGCAGACCGCCCCGCCCGTCGCCTGGCGCAACCGCATCGTCGGCACCGGGGACGAACCGCCCGACCAGCTCGTCGCGAACCCGGCCAACTGGCGCACGCATCCGGGCAACCAGCGCGACGCCCTGCGCGGCTCGCTCGAGGCCGTCGGCTGGGTGCAGCAGGTCATGGTCAACCGCCGGACCGGGTTCGTCGTGGACGGCCACGCCCGCGTCGAGGAGGCCCTGTCGCGCCACGAGCCGACCGTGCCCGTGCTCTACGTCGACCTTGACCCCGAGGAGGAGGCGCTCGTCCTCGCCACGCTCGACCCCATCGCCGCGATGGCGACGGTCGACGGCGCACGCCTGGCCGAACTGCTGGCCGAGATCAGCCCGCCCGATGCCGCTCTGGCCGCGCTCCTAGCGGACATGGCCGCGAAGGCGGGCCTCGCTCCGAAGGCTGGCCTCACGGACCCCGACGACGTGCCGGAGCTCGGCGATGACTCGGGCATCAAGGCGGGCGACCTGTTCGCGCTCGGCGACCACAGGCTGATGTGCGGCGACTCGACGAAGGCCGAGGACGTGGCGCGGCTGCTGGGTGACGCGAAGCCTGCGCTCATGGTCACGGACCCGCCCTACGGCGTCGACTACGACCCAGCATGGCGCAACCGGACGCTCGGCGAAGCCCACCGCGCGGTTGGTACGGTGGCGAACGACGACCGCGCGGACTGGTCGGCCGCATGGGCGCTCTTCACCGGGGACGTCGCCTACGTGTGGCACGCCGGCACGCACGCGCAAGAGGTTGCACAGAACCTCGTCGACGCTGGCTTCGAGATCCGCGGTCAGATCATCTGGGCCAAGCAGCACTTCGCGATCAGTCGCGGTCACTACCACGTCCAGCATGAGCCCTGCTGGTACGCCGTCCGGCGAGGGGCGACGGCATCGTGGATCGGCGATCGCAAGCAGTCGACGTTGTGGGAGGTTGCGAACGGCCTGGGTCGCGGCCCGCGGGCAGAGGGTGAGGACGCGCTGACCGGACACGGAACACAGAAGCCCGTCGAGATCATGCGCCGCGCAGTGGTCAACCACGAGGGCGAGGTGTACGAGCCCTTCTCCGGCTCCGGCACCACGATCATCGCCGCCGAGCAACTCGGCCGCCGCTGCTACGCAATGGAGATCGACCCCAAGTACGTGGCAGTTGCCATCAAGCGCTGGGAAGACTTCACCGGCCGACGATCGGAGCGGATCGATGGGTAGGCGCGGACCCTCCCCCCAGCCGACCGAGCTCAAGCTGCTCAACGGCAACCCCGGCAAGCGCCCGCTGAACCGCAACGCCCCGCGCCCGAAGAACAAGCCGACGATGCCCGCCGGGATGAGCGAGCGCGCCCAGGCGGTCTGGGCCGAGGTCATCCGCGACTACGGCGCGACCGGCGTCCTGACGGGGCTCGACTCCCACATCCTGCGCGGCTACTGCGAGGCGGTCGTGCGGTACGAGCACGGCGCGGCGCTCCTGGAGGCATCCGGTCCGCTGGTGGTCGGCGCCCGCCGTGGCGAGCTCGTCAAGAGCCCCATGCACCAGGTCGTCCGTGACGACGCCGACCTCATGATCCGCTTCGCCGATCGCCTCGGCTGCACGCCCGCAGCCCGCAACGCCCTGTCCGCCGTCAAGGAAGAGGACACGGGCGACGCACTCGATCGCTGGCAGGCAGGCAAGACCGGATGAGCGCCCTCGCCTACGCCCCCGTCCAGACCGCTCCCCGCCGCCGTGCCGTCCGCCCGCCGGTCGTCAAGCTCGACCCGGTGACGCAGTACGCCACCGACGTCGCCGAGGGCCGCATCGTCGCCTGCGAGTACGTCCGCAAGGCGTGCCGGCGCCACCTCGACGACCTGATCCACGGTCACGAGCGGGGCCTGCACTTTGAGCCCGCGACCGCCGAGAAGGAGATCGCGTTCTACGGGCTGCTCCACCACTACAAGGGCGAGTGGGGCACGCCGACGCGCGAGCATCCGATGGGCAGGCCGATCGTCCTGGAGCCGTGGCAGCAGTTCGCCGTCGGCTCGGCGCTCGGCTGGAAGCGCACCGACGGCACGCGCCGCTTCCGCCGCGTGTACCTCGAGGTCGGGGCGAAGAACGGCAAGACCACGATCGGGGCGGGGCTCGTCATCCGGCTGACGTTCTTCGATGGCGAGCCCGGGGCGCAGGGCTACTGCATCGCCCGCAAGCGTGACCAGGCGCGGATCGCGTGGGGCGACTCGGACCAGATGGTCGCCCGGGCCCCGGCGCTGTCCAAGCGGATCAAGCGGTTCCGCACGGCGCTCGTGCAGACGGAGACCGCGTCGTTCCTCAAGCCACTCGGCCGGGACAGCGACACCGAGGAAGGGCTCAACCCGCACGTCGCGCTGTTCGATGAGCTGCACACCTACGTCGACCGTGACCTCGTGGACAACATCGAGAAGGCGATGGTCACGAGGCGCCAGCCGATGATCGTCAAGATCACCACGGCCGGCGTGAAGCGCGAGTCCGTGTGGTGGCAGGAGCGGTCCGACGCCATCGCGGTCGTCGAGGGACGGCAGACCGACGACTCGATGCTGGTCCTGGTCTACACGATGGATCCCGACGATGATCCGATGGACGAGGCCAACTGGCCCAAGTCCAACCCCAGCCTCGGGGTGACGATCACACTCGACGCGCTTCGGCACGAGGCGGCCATCGCGAAGCGCAGCCCGGGCAAGATGGCCGCGTTCCTGCGCTACCACGCGAACGTCCCGACGCAGCAGACGACACGCGCGATCGACATCGACGAGTGGGACGCCAACGCCGACGAGCCGCAGTTCACCGACGGCCAGACGGTCTACGGCGGGCTGGACCTGGCGTCCGTCAAGGACCTCACCGCGTTCGTCGGCATCGCCCGGGCGCCGGACGGTATGTACGACGTCCTGTGCCGCTTCTGGTGCCCCGAGGACGGCATCGCCGAGCGTAGCCGAGTGGATGGCGTGCCCTACCAGCAGTGGGCCGACGACGGGCTGCTCATCGCCACCCCCGGCAACATCACGGACTATGCCTGGATCCGGGCGGAGCTCCAGTCGGAGCTCGGCGAGACGTACCAGATCGCCGAGATCGGGTACGACAAGTGGAACGCCACGCAGCTCGCCACGGAGCTCGAGCAGGACGGCGCGACGATGGTGCCGATCCCCCAGACGTGGTCCGGCCTGGCTCCCGGCTGGCGCGAGCTCGACCGCCTGATCCTCGACCACAAGCTGCGCCACGGCGGCCACCCGATCCTCCGGTGGATGGCGGGCAACGTCGAGACGGAGACGGACGCCGCCGGCAACCAGCGCCCGTCCAAGGCCAAGAGTTCGGAGCGCATCGACGGCATGGTCGCGCTGGACATGGCGTTGTCCCGGCTCATGGCCCACCTCGAGCCGGAGGCGTCCGTCTACGAGCGCGAAGATCGCGGGTTCCTGGAGCTGTGATGCTGAACGAGACCCACCCCAACGCCCGCCCTGAGCGCCCTCGTCGCTTCCCCGGTGTCGGCGTGCCCGAGGTCGCGTTCGCCACCGGGTTCGTGGCCGCGGTCGCCGGCCTCGCCCTCTTCTCCGTCGCGGTCGCGCTGTTCGCTGCCGGGGCGTTCGTGATGTTCGCTGCCTGGAGGCTGAGCTAATGGGCATCCTGCGCGGCGCCAAGGATCTGACGATCGAGATGAACGGCTTTGCCAACCCGCCCGAGGGCTACATCGGCCGGTCATCCTCTGGCGAGGTCGTGACCCACGACAGCGCGATGGCCGTCGGGGTCATCTTCCGCTGCGTGTCGCTCATTGGCGGGACGGTCGCGGGCCTCCCGCTCGTCACGTACCGCCGCACGACGGACGCCGCCGGGAAGGCGATCACCGAGCGCGCGACCGACCGGCCGGAGTACGCGCTGCTTCATGACGCGCCGATGCCCGATCCCAACCAGCGCATGACGTCGTTCATCTGGCGCGAGACGGCGATGAACCACCTCCTGCTGTGGGGCAACACGTACAGCGAGATCATCCGCGACGAGTACCTCGGCCTCGTCGGGCTCAAGCTCCTGCCGCCCCACCGGGTGACGCCTCGCATCGTCAACGGACAGCGCCAGTACCACTACCGCCAGCCGACGGGCGAGGTGCTGAAGCTCACGCCCCGGGAGGTCTTCCACGTCCCCGGCCTCGGGTACGACGGGTTCGTCGGCTACTCCGTTCTATCCCTGATGCGCGACGACGTCGGGCTCTACAAGGCGGCGCACGCCTTCGGCTCCAGCCTCTACCGCAACTCCGCCCGCCCGGCCGTGATCCTCCAGCATCCCAAGGCGATCCCGGCCGCGGTCCAGGAGCGTCTCGCGGCGCAGATGGACCGGCTCCGAGGATCCGCCAACGCGGGGAAGACGATCGTCCTCGAGGACGACATGAAGTTCCAGACCCTCGGCATGTCGGCCGAGGATGCCCAGTTCGCGGCGACGCGCCAGTTCCAGATCGGCGAGCTGTCCCGCTGGTTCGGCGCCCCCCCGCACATGGTGGGAGACGTCTCGGGCTCCACAAGCTGGGGCACGGGGATCGCCGAGCAGTCGATGGGCTTCCTGCGGTTCAACGCCGACAACTGGCTCAACCGCTGGGAGCAGGAGCTCAAGCTCCAGATCTTCGCGGGCTACCCCGATCTGCGATCCGAGTTCGTGCGCGAGGCGCTCTTGCAGCTCGACACGCTCAAGCAGTTCCAGGCGTACCGGCTGGCTGCCGGAGACGCGCCGTGGATGTCTCGCAACGAGGTCCGCGGGCACCAGAACCTCAACCCGATCGACGGGCTGGACGAGATCGTCCTCCCGGTCAACCAGGCACCCGTGACCGACATGCTGCCCGGGTCAGTCCAGACAGAACCCAACGGCCAAGGAGGCTGATATGCCCGTCACGTTCGTCAAGGACGCCCCCGACCGCTTTGAGGGCCTTGCGATCCCGTTCGGTGGACCGATCGGGGGCAAGGATCTCGATGGCGAGACGTTCACCAAGGACACCGATCTGTGCTTGGCATGGTTCGGCGACAGTGGCCGGCCGCAGCTCTACGGCCACGGCCTGAACAGCGCGACGAAGGCCGAGGTCGTCGGTCGGCAGACCGGGCTCGATCTCCGCGACGACGGCTACTGGATCCAGGGCGAGCTCGACAAGTCGAGCCGCTACCGCGCCGCGATCGGCAAGCTGATCGACGCCGGCGCCCTGTCGCTGAGCTCGGGCGCGATGCAGCACCTCGTCGTCACCGGCAAGGATGGCCGGATCGAACGCTGGCCGTGGGTCGAGACGAGCTTCACCCCCACCCCATCGAACGCCTTCGCGGCGGTCTACGCGGTCAAGTCCGCGGACCTCATCGACCACATGGCCGCCGCCGACATCACCATCCCCGACCCGCTCGCCGCCGCCCTCAAGGCGCTGGACGAGTGGGCCGCCATCCGCGACGACGGCCTGCCTGCCGGGTCGTCCTACGCCGATGAGAGCGACCGCTTGCTGGACGCGCTCAAGGCATTCGTGGAGCGCACGCAGGGTCTGGCCGACCTGCGCGCGAAGTCAGGGCGCACCCTCAGCGCCGCCAATCGGGACCGCCTCAGCGGTCAAGCCGACGCGATCGTGTCCGCGATGGACGCGATGAAGGCGACGGCGGCGGACATGCGGGCGCTGCTCTCGGCCACCGACCCGCAGGCGGGAAAGCGTCTCGCAGACGCCGCGCTCGCCGAGTGGGAGTACCTGTCCATGACCCTCCCCAAGATCTGAAAGGAACCACCAGATGCCCTCCGCACAGATGCTCGGCGACGAGCTTCGCAAGCTCCGCGTCGACCAGCAGGCCACGTTCGACGCCGGCCGCAAGGAAGACGGCACGATGGACCTCTCGGCCGAGAAGGTCGGCGAGGTCCGCGATCGCAACGAGGCGATCACCAAGGCCGCCAAGGCGTACGAGGATCAGCTCGACGTCGAGGGCTGGGACCAGTCCAACGCCGATGCCCTGAAGTCCGTCGGCTCGCGCGGCAAGACCCGCCAGGCGGATCCGTCCGACGAGACCAGCGACCGCCCGGCCGCCAAGTCCCTCGGCGAGCTGTTCGTCGAGTCCGATGCCTTCAAGAGCTGGAAGCCCGGCATGAAGGAGTCGGACCTGTTCACCCTCGACCTCGAGGCGCAGTACGGGAAGTCCGTCGCCGCGCGCGGGATCAAGGCCCTGTTCGATAGCGCGACCGGCTGGGCACCCCAGTCCATCCGGATGCCCGAGGCCGTGGTCCCGGGGTCTGAGGTCCAGTCGGTGGCCTCGCTCATGCCCGAAGGCCGCACGTCGCAGAACTCGGTTCCGTACATGGAAGAGACCACGACCACCAACGCGGCGGTTGAGGTCACCGAGGGTCTCGCCAAGCCCGAGTCCACCCTGGCGCTCACCGAGAAGACGAGCGCGGTCCGCAAGATCGCGACCCACCTCCCGATCACGGACGAGTCCCTCGAGGACGTGCCGATGGTCGAGAGCTACATCGACACGCGCCTGCGGACGTTCGTCCAGCTCCGCGAGAACCTCCAGCTCCTCCAGGGCGACGGGGCCGCACCGAACCTCCGCGGCATCCTCAACGTCGTCGGCATCCAGACGCAGGCCAAGGGCGCCGATCCGACGCCTGACGCGGTCTACAAGGCCATGACCAAGGTCCGCGTGGGTTCGTTCTTCGAGCCGACCGCGGGCGTCTTCCATCCGAACGACTGGCAGGACGTGCGCCTGCTCCGCACGGTGGACGGGATCTACATCTGGGGCAGCCCGGCCGACGCCGGACCCGAGCGGATCTGGGGCATCAACGTGCTCCAGACGAGCCAGATGCTGGAGAACACGGGGCTCGTCGGCAGCTTCCGCGCCGGCGCGCAGATCTTCCGCCGCTCCGAGATCAGCGTCCAGGTGGGCTGGATCAACGACCAGTTCATCAAGAACCAGCGGACGATCCTCGCCGAGGAAAGGCTGGCCCTCGTGGTCTTCCGTCCCCTGGCGTTCGCCACGATTACTGGCATCTAGTCACCCACGACGACATGACGCGGCCGGTCTCCTGACCGGGGCCGGCCGCAGCGAAAGGAGACACAGATGGCAGTCATCACGGGTGGCAACATCATCGACTCGGGGGCGGGAGAGATCTCCCAGCTCGCGGGGGTGCCGGGTGTCGGGACGGATGAAGTCCAGACGATCACCATCGGCGGGACGCCGGAGGTCGCCTCGACGTTCAAGCTGAGCTTCGATGGCTGGAAGACAGCGGCCATTACCTGGTCCGGCACGAACGGCACGCTCATCGCCAACATCGACGCGGCCCTTGAGGCGCTCCCCAACATCGGCACCGGTGGCGTGGTGACGGCGGTCGGCACCATGACGTCCGGCGTCGGCACCGCGACTGTCACTTTCAGCGGGGCCGCGCTCGCCAAGAAGAACGTCGCGCTGATCGTGGGCAGCTCCTTCCTCCAGTCCACCGGGGCCGCATCCACCGGCACCGTGGCCGTCGCCACAACGACCCCCGGCGTCGACGCGGCGTTCCGTGACTCTGCCAAGGGCCAGCTCCTCGTGGACACGACGAACGGCATCCTCTACATCAACACCGGTTCGGCAGGCGCTCCGACCTGGACCAAGGTCGGGACGCAGACGTAGCCATGACTGACCAACATCCGAACGTCTTCTGGACGGCGGATCGCTCGACGCTGGTCGAGGAGGGCGACGCTCGCGCCGCCTTCCTCGCCTACGCCGGGGCCGATCCGATCCCGCCCGAGCATCTGGAGCTCCTCGGGGCACCGTCCGTCACCCCGCCCGAGAACGCGGCCCTCGCCACGCCGAAGCCGCGCAAGCCCACAGCGCCCGTGAAGCGCGCCACCCGAAAGCCGAAGGTCTGACGTGGGCAGCAAGTCGGACTACATGGAGAACAAGGTCCTGGACATCGTG